TGGCATCAACCGACACACTACCACACGCCGACCAGGCCGTAGACGCAGGCTGGCGTGCCGCCGTCACCATCACTTCACACAAAGCACCAGGATCACGTAAACCACAACTACGCAACACACCCGAATGGAATGGCGAACAATACACGACCCCAGATGGGCGGGCTGTCGTGCTTTGTCCCGCCCAGGTCGGGAACCGAGATTGTAATACATGTGGCCTCTGTGATCCTCTATCCCACCCACACGTCCCAGTAATAGGATTCCTAGTTCATTGACAACCACTCACCATTCGGCGGTTCCCCTAAATGCTGACGCATTCGACGCCATAATCCAGATCATCCCCCAAATGCTACAAGACGACGAAGCAGGCCCCGCGTTCTACATCGTCGACGACAAATGGGAAGTTGATCACAACTACAAGGACGACACAACATAATGTATGACATGTACGACTTCATCTGGGCGTACCTATGGATACTGGCATTCTGGCATGGATGCTACCTAATCACCAACTGAGTGGGCTTCGGCCCCTCTTTACCCCCACTCCCCCGTCGCACCAGCAAGTGCACGGCACCCGCACCCATGTCTCTACGAAGGGGGGGCTTGCCCGCATCGGAGCCGGGAGGTTCGGGGCTGCGCCCGCATCGGCGCTGGCATTTTTTATTCTGCCTCGATGGCCATATCTGCCGCGTTACGATCAATGCAATAGCACCGAGTCGGTGCACCATCGACGCGCACAACTCTACTACGTGCCTTCTGCCTACCACCGCTGCGCTTCAACCACTCACGATCTTTCCAACGAGTGATAATCTCATCGGGATCGTGCCCAAGTTCCCGCATCAAATTGTTGAACGCAGTTGTAGTAATAGCGATTGAATCCCAGTCAGGCTTGCTCTCCCAAGCACCAGCCCACCCCTGCGAGGGAGCCCTCGTGTTACCTTCACGGTCCTTCTCAGCGCGACCCCAAAACCTTTTTTGATTCGTCGCACACCAAGTCAGAAAGTCTTGCAGTGCAGATAGCGGGCGATCAGCATCGAAGCCCGCTTGCTCCTGTGACTCGAGCAAACAGGTAAAGGGATCAACATTTGGGCGTGGGACGCCCAGGCTGTGAATGATGCTTGCGGTTACCTCCAACACAGCGAGGTGCCCTGCATGCCGACGCGCAACTGCAGACTTTGCAATCTCAGAATACTTCTCACGCGCCAACTGAAACACGCCGCGAATGTCACCGTGCCGCTCCTGGTTGGCAACCAAGTATTCCACAACCTTCCGTCCGAGATGCCCGTAGGTATTCGCCAGCAACGCCTGCGCCTCTTCGCTTGCTGCCGAGCCAATGACAACGTCGTCACCTAACGGCTTACCCTTGAGCGACAGCACGCGTGCACGGGTACCCGCATCTTGCGAGAACGATGTAGCAGCCCCTTCCCCGCTACTGATAAGTATGGATCGCCACGACTCTGTGTGTCGTGTACCATCGACGGAGCCGCGACCCCTGCCTTGACCCTGGCAAAAGTCATAGATGACATCACGCACAATCCTCGTGTGCCGCGCACGTTTAGTCTCGTCTAAGATCAGTGGCAGGTTCTTGAGAAACCCGCTGGTTCGCTCAATCCAAACCTTTGTCGCATCCCATGAGTACATTGCTGTTGGGTAAGACTCTGCGGGTCGACCCCACACTGACGCAGAAAACCGCAACGCCGTAGTCTTACCGCCGCTTGTCTCACCACTAAAGTCAAGAACAAATCCTGGTATGCGCAAAACCTCAAGCAGCGGAGCAGCAGCGCTCGCGTATGTAGCAATAAACATGTACGGAAAGTCTTGCACCAGGCGCATCGCCTCTACCCATTCGTCCCACGTACCCTTGGTCTTCCAACCACCAGATAAGGTTTCTAAACCCGTTGGTGGCGTGAGGGCGAAGTCAGCGTTGACGTCAGGGTTTGACGAGTAATACATGTCAGGCAATAAGAATCCACCATCTGGTTGCCAACCCATCGACGACGCTGATTGAACTACAGGAAACCTATGAGCATTCTCAGCGTCAAACTCCGACAGGTACGAAACCATGTGCAGTGTATTGTTTGTGCTGACTGGTGCGTCCCAGTTCGAAAGCATAATAATCTTTGACGTGTCAACAATCGTACGCCGCTCAACAACCCTGGAGCGCCAACCGCTGGCACCACGCCAAACTAAAAGTCGCTTAGTCTCACCGCTAAGAATATCTACCGTACGACCAGCAATAAAGATTGGTGCAAGCGCTATTCTTGTGCGTGAGATTGATCCATCGGGCTGAGCCGCCAAGCGATACACTCCGTTGAAATCTACTTCGAAACCTCTTGGTGCGCGCAAAGTCGCCAGGACTTGACGCGTCACAATACTTGGTGGTGGAGCACCGCCATCAAGCATGGTATCTAACGACGGCAGTTCTCCAAGCTGTTCTTCAATCTCAGCAAGAATCTCATCAGACCGTCTGCGCCTGACTTCGTTAGCAAGAGTTTCAATCGTGCGTCTGAATTGTCTTGCCCGCCTGACTTGCCTCGGAACCATCTCAACCAAAGTGAGGTTGGTCATCGTTTGTGCTTCGTCCGTAATCCATGATTCAACAAGAAGATTGATGGTGTCAGGGTCTTGAACTGACTCCCATGCTGCGCGGTGCTCTGGCCTACCGCCCACGCTCAACCGATCGATTAGATCACGAATGATTTCTGAACCACGTTCTACAACAGAGAGTTGTTCAGACTCTCCGTTCTGGCTACCAGGGCTCTCCATCCCTACTGTGCCATCAGCTTCCATTTCCACCGCCTAAGAATATTGCAATATCAAACCCGAATAACGACGACCCACCTACGCAAACAGGTGGCTCAAACCAAGCAATTTCCTGCCCGACCCCACAAGACTATCGAGTTCCCATAGTCCGTGTCAAACCATGAAACGTAAGATCCTGTTATACTTACCTTCAAGGCAACAGGAGGACTCATGCCCACAGCGAAAAAACCAGCAGCAAAGAAAGCTGCACCTAAAAAGAAAGCACCCGCAAAAAAAGCGGCACCGAAAAAGGCTGCACCTAAAAAAGCTGCACCCAAAAAAGTTGTAGCGGCAAAAGTCGAACCACAGCCTGCACCACCAGAAAAAAGATTCGAGCCCGTGTCCGTGTATCTGCTGACCAACGGGGGCGAAAACATTGTCACGTTCTCTGACAAAGAGAAGTTTGATGCTGCAATGTCAATCATTAAACTTGCTCCAGCCGAGATAGGGGGATCACGATCTATCACGACTTACATAATCGAACACGACGGTGGAAGTCTGGGCTTTCAGTTGATTCAAAAATACGAAATCAAAGCTTGATTAGTTTTTCTGTCGCCACCCATTGAGTAGGTCTGGAAAAGACAACTCTACGGTGCTGAACGTTTTATCGCAGTGATAGCATTTACGGCGACGGTACACCCAATCCTGAGTGTACCGTCCCATATATGTTCGTATGGTAATAAAACTTTTTTGTACGACCTCTGACCTTGAGCCTCGAGAGTCAATGACTTTTGTTTTGTGACCACACTTGCTACAGAACATTAGACTACGGTGCCGGTGGAAGGTTAATCGGTAGAATATTATCTACTTTGTTAATCTCAAACCCACCATCAGACATAATCGTAACCGTGTGTGGTTCCACATTGTTCTCGATTAAATGAGCCGCAGTCTCTTTGGTCATGGTCAGAATGTCTGCCATGCTGTACCCACGCTCTTCAAGCTTACGTGCGCTGCGACTAATGACACTTAGGCCACCTTCGTTGCGAACCTTCTTACGCTTTGCTTTCTTGGGTTCAGGTTTAGCTGGCGAAACCTCTACCTCAGGTTCTGGCTCAGCCTCAGGCTCGACCCACCCCTTGCTAACCTCATCCATGTCGATGATTGTCCAACCCTTTGGAGGACGGCCCATTGGACGGACAGTGCTCGCAATGATGACCTGGCCCTCAAAGTTTAAGAACCCACGCATTACGGCTGACAAGGTTCGAGTGTCCCATGCTCTATCGTAAGGCACAAGCACTGCAGGCTCATCATCACCCATCTTAGATGTAACAGCCATACTCACAGCAGTGATCACTGTAGCCCACTCAGCACCAGACAAAGCACAATGCAGCCTACCGTCGCGCTCGAATCCCATGCGGAATACTTCACGATCACCATCCATCAACTCAATCTTGAATACCCAGTGCTCGGGTAGATATTGTTGAACAGTTTCTGTAAACGTACGGGTCTGCTCTGAAAGCAGGTTCCCCACCGCTTGCTCACAAGCAATGCGTAAAGCACGGTAGCTTTCATTGTCATTCGCCAAAGACTTGATTCGGTTCTGAGCATTGGTCAAATCATTCCACCGCTCTCTGACAACCTCCATCTTGCCCAAGGCATCCATTGCGACTTCCAGGCGAGACTGCGCCTCGTTAACAGGAATAGCGCGAGCATCCTTTGCGTACACAGGAATGTTACGTACGCGGTCAATCTCAGCTTGAACCGCTGCAACATTCTGATTCGAACTACCAATCGCCTTGTCTGCCTCAGACAGCTTCTCAATGATTGACTGAGATTGCTGTTCCCAAGACTGTATCTGCTCTTCATAGAATGCTTGACACCTCTGTAGATGCTCAAGCCCAACAGAACTACTACACACAGGACACTGATCTAATGAGTGCTCTGTTGCGACGTTTACAATCTGAATCGCCAAGTCAACGTTCTCTCCCTTGTGCGGCAGTTGAGCCGACAAGTCTTTCTTTTGCTGCTCGTACGTCAGAGTGTTCTGCTCCCAGGCACTCAGTTGCTCCGCAAGCTTATTCAACTCAGACTCTTTTTCCTCTTGGGTCATGCCTGAGTTCGCCGCACGAATGGACGCGTCAAGAATCTCACGAGCCTCGGCCACCGCGAACCGCATCTTTTCCATCGTTTCGTCGGTAGGCTTGGCATCGATAGAATCACCGATACTCTCAAGAATTAACTCCGCACCTTTAATTTCCTTTGATGTTTCACGCGTACGAGAGTTTGCGTAGTTCAAAACCTCAATCAGAGTTTTCGTCTCATTTAGGTCACGACCTCGGTGCTCTGCGATATCTTTGTACTTACCGTGTAGTGCGGTGGGCAAGCAGGCGAGTATATCTTCTCTCTTGACATCACCACTCGACCACTCGAGAAAGGCCTTACGTGCTGTTGTTGACGATCCCGAAAGTGCTGCCGCAACCGCACGGTGGACAAGACTTTTTGCCCCTGGACCATCATGTTGAGGACGCTTAACTTTACCCTCTTCTCGACGCGCATTGTAGTTAGCCACGCTGCCGTCACTAAATTTAGCCGTAACCCCAAGTTCATCTCCTGGCGCTAAAGTAAGAAGCAAAGCTGCATCTGAAACAATGCTTCTACCAATGATATCATCAGCAGAGCCTGCGATAGCAAGTTCAACAGCTTGTACGATTGTGCTTTTGTGACTTGTGTTCGACCCCACAAGCAGAGTTTTTTGTCCCAAGTCGATGCCCCATGCATCTCCGTTGGGTCGAGGCGACTTCAGATTACTGTAGACGTGCTCGACGTATGGTCGCGTAGACATAGAACCTCCTAGTTACGCTTGATTCAAGTTTAAAATATATCAGTCTTACCAGTGTGTCAACACTTAAAGTCTAACCGTGCCCATGCGATGTAGTCATCGTCAGGTAAAACCTCAACCGATTCAATTTGGCTGAACGTATCTTGTGCGGGGCACCAACAATAAACGTGCTTGCCCGCCGATAAAAAACCCTGAACAATTTGTGCGGTAGCCTTTCCGACTGTGCGAACTACATCGTCTGAATACATCGGAACAATCACACCGTGAAACATGGGAGCGCCACTAAAGTCTTTCCCATGCGGTACGTCACGGCACCAGGCTTTCCAACCGCCCAAAGCTGCCGCTCGAGTCTCATAGTCATCCCGACCCGCAACAACTTTGGTCTTCCAGCCATCCTGCACCAACGCTCTACCAATCTTGGCGCACCATTGCTCAACCTCTTCCAGCCCATCCTGTTTAGAATGAGCCAGAAACCACTTAGCAGTTTCCATTTCCTCTCCTATATGTCTTTAAGGCTGCGTCCGATTTCAGCCTCTGCAGTCATCCTAACGTCCCATCCAGGAATAGTCACGGTCATACAGTCCTCTACCATACGCCGAGCATCCTCTAAAACCTTGGGTATTGGCTCCCCCTTCACTGGTTTCCAATCTGGCGGTAAATTTTCCGGTAGGGGTATTTCAACTGCAATTGAGTCATGGCACTGATGAATCATTCCTGTGCCTGTACCCGCGAAGTCAAAGGGAAACTCACCAATCACGGCCTGCTCAGCCAAACGCATAATTGATGACTCGGCTGCAAGTATTGGGAAGTTGACTACTTCGTTTTTCTTTCCGTCTGACAGCGGCCCTGAACGACGACCGAACACAGGCTCTTCCATAAAGCCCTGCTGGTTGTATTGTCCAATCATTTGGTTCCAGGCGTCCATCCATTCTGGTTCTGCCTTGAGCCATTTATTGTGAAAGTGTCGAACCTCTCGTGGCTCAAACTTCAGATAGGGCATTCTGCCATCATCAGTCTCTGTGCTGGTCAAAACCTGCCAGACAGTCATCGGGTCAGCCCAGTAAATAGATGCGTATCTAAAAGTCTTCATGACATCACGCATTGCTTTGGCTTCACCGCCGGTAGGTTTTCTATTTAAACTAAAACCATCTGGACCCCAACCGCTGGCGTTCTTAAAGTCACTACCAAAAACGTCGTAAGCCAAAAGATTATGCGGATCTTTTCCCGTGGCAAAGCATTCGAGCAATCGAGGTATCTGCCAGTAACAGGCAGTGATTCGTAGGTGGGCTTGGTCTAAGTCTGCACCTACAAGGATTCGACCAGGAGGTGCAGTAAAAATAGACTTCAGACGTCCCTGACCTTTTCTGTTCCCTATGTTCTGCAGGTTTGGTCCAGAACTTGAAAGCCTACCAACACTCGTTACATGAGCATTCCAGGTTGAGCGTACGCGCCCATCCTCATGCACCAACCCTTTGTCAGGATCTTGAGATCTCCGCCGAAGCGGAACCAAGACCGTACCTAAAATTTTATTCTTCTCTCTACGATATAGTCGGAGTTCCTTCAAAAATGTTTCCTGGCTCTCACTCATTTGACCCGATGCAAGGTGCCCGCGTATTACTGCGTCACCTGTACCTGGAGCACCTGTCTCGGTATAAAACTCATTGGCACTCATCGACGCAGGAATCCCAAGATTCCAATCCTCGTACAGAAGCTTCCGAATCTGATCAACGCTGCCAGGATTAAAGTTACTATCAACGTATCTTTGTAGATTCTTGTACCTCTGCTTAACAGAGATTTCATACTCACACTCAAGTGCGCCACGAAGTTCCTGGTCAATCCAGATACCTGACTTGTGCATACCCACGCACATTTCCTGAGTCGCATGGTCAACTTCGTTTAAGTTCCACAGCCGATTATCAGGCCACAACTTTGGTTTCAGACCATCACTGATCTCACGAAACGCTCCCATTTCCGTTGCCGCATCTATCAACGGCACAGTGATTCTTGCGTTCACAACTGTATCGATGATGTTGTACTTCAATAACTCCGTGTCGTCCTGACTACCCGTCGAGATCTTTGTTCCCTTCTCAGTAGTCTCCCAACGCTCTACGTCAGTGAGTACAGAACCAATTGTTTTAAGTCCTTTAGGTAGATCCGGTGATCTGAATCTGGCGTGGAACAGAGTGTCGACCAATGGCATAGGCGTGACGCCAAGCTGAGTCTCGACAACCATGCGGTCGTAGTAGCCTGCATTGTGACCGACCCAAACACGACCATCAGTAAATGCCTTACACAAAATGTCACGGATACGACTCTCTTGCTTTTGAGGGTAGATACGGGTGACACCATTAGTAGACAGTAGACCAACACCTACAGCGCGGCAGTTCTGGTGCGGGCGTGTGCGCGCAGCCTTACCGTCGGCATCGAGATCAGGGATGGCAATCGCAATCGTGCGTAGATTACACTCCAGCGGCTCTATGCCGTCAGTCTCAACATCGTAGACCCAAAAGGGTGCGGGCTGCGCCAGGAACTCTTCCAGTTGCTCTGGCGTGGGATTCATAAGGGAGTCAGGCTCGGTCCAACGCAGCGTGTCATTAAACCAGCGCATCGCCTTTGAAATGTCAGCCTCAATAACGGGCCTCCAGTTTGGGGCTCTCGTTACGTAGTGAGGTGAAAACGTAGCCAGCATTTTCTTCGACGTGGGTGTAAGACTCCACAGCCATTCGTCGTCAATGTACATCGGACCACCACGTAGTCCGTGAATGCTTCCCGATTGACCTGACAAGACTCGAGTTGCAGTTTTGCCTAAAGCGATAAAGTTATTGTACTTGCTAAGCACGTTGTCGAGCCTTGGCCGACAGCAATCTGCTGGGTGGGGCAGAGGATCTTTGTTCTGTGCGATCCGTCTTTTGTTCAATCGGTCCAGAGATTTCTCCATCCGATTCCAGGCACCACCTTCTTTGCCTGGTGGCTTACATGCGATCACGTTCTCCAAGTCGACATGTGAGCGATTCAATCCCGCTGTGGCCAGGAACCTTGACCATTCTGATGCAGCGTTCCCCATGAGGGGTCTACCAGAACGAACGTCCTCGGCACGGGGCGCCTCACCAAGAGCAAGTATCTTTGCGCCTGGATGAAACTCCCCCGTGACGGGACGCCATTCATCTTTCTGTAGTGCTCCGTTGGGTCCGAGTGGACACTCATCGCAACGGGCACCGCATTGTTTTGGGTTTGTACTTGCGGGCATCACACAATGACAAGCTTGTCCATAACCGTGTCGTAACTTTCGTGAACCTCAACGGTCTTTGGAAATCCATGCCCAATTTCTTCCATAGGCGTTGACAAAGTAATCAGCGTAAAATCTTCCCCCTCTCTGACAGGCGGGTACACGGCACGGACGTGAACGATGTGGGTTGAGTTGATGCCAATGACACCATCTTTTGTTTTGAACTCGTGAAACATTTTCTCTCCAGATAAAAATAGAGGCATCTACTCGACCACCGACATGCCTCCCTGCTCGGCCCTTAGAGGAACAGGCTCCCCTCGGTCTATTCGACTTAGCTAACGATACCTTGTGCCGTGGTAGCGGGTGGCGGTAAAGCTACTCCCGCAGATGGAACGGGAGCCCCGTTAGACACGGCAGGCTTTGCTGCGGTCGATGGTGCAGGATTGGCTGACTTTTTGAGTGCGTCAAACTGAGCCTTGTTGAGCCACTTACCAATCTCATTGTACGAACCTTGCACACCCTTCTGACCAGGAATGAACTCAATGTGAGCCTTGCGACCCCCGTTCTGAGTGGTCAAAAACCAGTTGGTGTTAATTTCAGCAGCACCTTCAATTTCAGAAGCTGAGTATCCCAGCGATTCAAGAATCGAACGTAGCACAGCCATACGGCCGCGAAGCTGCTTGTCTGAAAGATCTGTGAGCATTGCGCCCGTGTCGTCAAAGGGTACGCTCAAAAATGAAAACATCTTAAAGCCATTCTCAAATTGAATGTGAACACGACGAGTCGTGGGCTTGTCGGTCGGTGCACGCTCGAGGTTTACGATGCTGACCTCATAAAACCCTGCTTCGGGCACGGAAGACCCGAGAGCGCTAATTCCTTGAAATGCATTACCTGATACTTTGATAGCCATGATGGCTCCTTATTGTTGTTAGTTTAACGGTGGTGGTGGTGGTAAACTCGGAGATGACGCAGAGTTCTGCGACTCTTCCGAGAAGTCGAATAACGATTGATTGTTTTGGGTAGCAAGTATACCCCGAGCAATACCATCCTGGCAAGCCCAACGAAGATGTAACTTATTATCTTTGCGCCCCGATATGGCAGACTGAATGGCGTCATGCACTGTAGTTCCGGCCACAATGGCATCAGATACATTTTGAGCAACCTCATCTTGCCATTCCAGACCGGCAAGCCTGCTCAGATTATAGTTACTCTCTCCCGCCCGCAAAATCTCACGCAAGTTTCCCGGTGTCTTTGCCGAGCACACTCCAGTCCTGTCACCGGTTACCCACTCAGGGTTTGTGGGATCGCAGTAGTACACGCTTGGAAACCAAGGGTCTGGATACGTAGGATCAATCATCGAGCGTACGCTAATGTCGCACCAGGAAGGTAATGTTTCAACTTGATTGCGTGAAGGAACATCGGGACCGCCAGGGCAGAATCGACCGTCGGCGTTTGTCCCTGGCATCCTTTCATGAAAGTTCATTAGCAGGTGCACACCCAAGTATCTTGATGCGTGGGCTATCTCCAACAGGTGTTGATTCAACTGTTGATACGGGTAGAACCTATCTTTCTTGCCGCTTCGACCTGTAGGCGCAGCGTCTTGCCATTCAAGCATAGAACGCTGACACAAGTGGCTCGTATCATCCACAACGACAGCGTCATAGTCACCTTTGTCTTGTAGTTCAGCAAAGCTTTTGAGCATGCTGACCAGTTCCGTCAAATTCTTGGGTGAGTCTTTGTGTACCGAAGGCGTGAAGCCCAATTCGTTTTGAGCCACGAGCGTGATGGCTGATGGTACGCCCAAGAAAAGAGCGCGAGGAAATGCGGCAAGCGCATCACTGGTTTTCTTTTGTTTTGGTTTGCCGTATACCGTAATCATTACGTTTGGCGGTAATTCTTTTACCATGATCTCTCCTATATTGTTTTCGCTGCTTCGCCGTAGAAACAGAACTTAATACCTGGACACGCTCCGTACCGTCCGATGCACGAAGTTTCGTGTTGAACTTTGGGCCAATCCCAAAATGTCGGTGATTCTACCTCAAGTCTCGCTAGCCTGTGCTCTTCCCTCCAGAGCATCTGCGCAAAGTGTAAATCGCGATGCGGTGTTGCAGGTACCATGGGGCGAGCAACACGCCAAGGCTCTTGCGTCTGGATAAGATTGAGCCCAAGCCCGCCGAAGTCAGACCCATACATCTGCTTGCCCATAATCCGAAAAGCAGCGAAGCCCCCGTCAATAGCATAGCCGTCAACACTTTTGTTCGCCTGAACGCGAGCCTGATGCTTGTGGTCCCATATAAAGGTGCGTCCACCATGTTCCTTCGTAACCATATCTAAGCGACGAGTAAGCACTAACGCGGCGCCTGAATCAGGGTGGCCAGGGCAATTCAACGGTGTCGGTTCAATAATTCCACCGTCCCAAGCTTTGACTTTCGCGGCGCGACGATCAAAATTGGTATCATCTAAAGCAACAACCCACAGGCCCCATTCATTATCCTTGTTCCCCAAGACGGCAGTTACTGGATACTCAACTTTGATTACATTCCCTGGAGGTTCTGGGTGTCTCGCCATATACCGACGAAACGTTTCAATCATTCGTTCAAGATGCTCATGCCCACCATTGGTGTCGCACCACATCTCTACGGCTGTTTCAGGGTCCAAAAAGACACTGGGGTCATCGTGCCATGTCTCGTCAACCCAAACACCCTCGTCCGAGGATGCCCCCCAAATAGCATGCTGATGCGCCTGGAGGACGTGGCCCATGCTGCCACGGGTCAAAGCATGGGCGGGAATCATAGTCAGGTTGAGCCGTTGGCCGTAGGCAAACAACTGCGGGCACCGGGAGAAGGTTCCGATACGTGACCACCCACGGGATGATCTACCAGCATCAATAAGAATCTTTCTCACGCTACCTCCAATTTACTGATAATGCTGCTCACAAGTGCGTCCTCATCTTCCATGCCCATAAGCTTGTCGCCTAAACCATTGAGTTCGTCAGCCTTCAAAAACGTTTCGATAGGACCGAACTTATCCACAAGTATTTGTACAACGCGCTCATCATAGGTGCCTTGCGCAACTACAACCTTGAGAAGCGTAGGGCTTCCACCCAACCGGTCAAATCGACCCTTCCACTGTAGGAAGTCACCAGGCTTCCACGGTAGCATCGCAAAGATAGCCAGGTTGGCAGTTTGCATACCGTCTACACCAGTACCCACACTTTGCCCTGTAGCCACCAAACAACAAGCTGTGTCGCTATTGCGAAAAGAATCAACCATTTCATCACGTTCCGTTTCTGATACACCACCATGAGCCATCCATACGGGCACATCTTTCTGCGCCTCATCACCCTTGCTTAGTTGCTGGCGAAGTTGGTTTGCCCACAAGACGGTCTCACGCCTCCGAGCGGTAAAGATCACCACCTTCCCCCCACCCTTTAGACCCTCAACAGCCTCTTCGATGACGTACCTGCGCTTACGGCTGCACGCCTCTGCAAGCCGAGCCTCTACTACACGCTCCCTGCCATCGGGCCTGTTAGACACTTCTTTATTCATTTGCCGCACAGCTTGAGTGAATGTTTGATCATCACTAAACCTATCGGCCCGATTGAGTTCCGTATTGGTCAAGTAATCTACTTGAACCCTGGTACTCGGAAGGCTTGAGTGAGATTCACTGTAGGGAACTTCGTGGACAAGAAATGAACAGCGAGCCTTCAATTCTTCAATGTGAGAAGCACCAGCATCGTCCAGGCCACCGTAAGTTCCAGGACGTGCGGCACAATAGCGGTGAGCAAAATTTGAATAGCTGTGGGAGAAGCCGCCAGGAGCAAGCAAATCAAGCTGACTCCATAAACGTCGCGGTCGCCCATCGTCAAGAGGTGTAGCCGTTAGGCCCATGCGTAGACGCACGCTCTTAATCCGAGAGACTTCCATCACAGCAACAGCACGAGCGTGACGATTCACCTGAGAGTTTGGATTGTTGCTGGCCGACGTCTTCCGTTTCTCGAATCGTACTGTTCCGTCCACGTTGTGCACTGCACGCCAGCGTTTACTGTTGCCATGGGTGTGTATCTCGTCGAATATCAAAATCGATGGCCCTATTTGCCGAATCAAGTCCACGTTATCCGCGATTGACTCCGCACCGACGATAACAAACTTTCGTTGCCCTTTTTCTCGGCACATGTGCTCGTAGTCTTCAAACGTTTGGTCTTTCTTGCGCACCTCGGCCTGAGGCTTCACTCGAAACGGCACAACGTTGGAGTATTCCTGTACCTGACTCCACCAAACGTGACGGGCCTTAGCGGGGCAGACGACAACAACGTCACCGTCACGACAAAGCGCAGACATAATCGCACCTAAAGTCTTTCCAGAGCCACAAGCCCACACATTCATCACGTATGGGCGTGTATTTGCCCAAGCTGTACCCATAAGCTGATACGGAGTTGCGATATCTGCAACATGACCCTTGATTCTGCGGTCCTGAATAGCGCTGTGCAGAAGTTCTGCGCCCTCAGACTTAAGTTTGTCTCGCGCTTCAGGCTTATTGGACCACGGCGTAGTAATGCTTGTGGTTGTAGCCCGACAGTAAAAATTTACGCCCGACGAGCGAAGCACAGACTCAAATAACCATGCAGCATGTAGCGGTGCTTTGACTGACCACTCATCACGCTCGCCCAAGTACGCCGGATTTGCGTTCTTCAAACGCACTTTCCGCGTATTAAAGGAGTTTACGTAAACCATGCAACCAGGAATCAAAGCTTCCACCTGATTCATGATCTCTAAGTCTGACTGAAATGTTCTAAATTCGTATTCGAGCGTTGGTTGGTCGTTCATTGGGACCTCTTTGAACCGATCCTATAAGTTCCTTACCGTAGTGTCAAGACATTTATTTGATTTAGTCCCACAATCGTGCTACCGTTACGGTTAAGGGAGAAACAATGTCTAGTGAAGTATCTAACCAATTCTCGAAGAGTATTGCAAAGTACAGAGATGCAAGAAATTGGAGTCAAGCTGACCTTGCGAGAGAGTCGGGGTTGACGCAGGCTGAGATAAGTCGTATCGAGTCTGGCTTGAGACTACCAACAATGCGAATCGTGAAAGGTTTGTCCGAAGCTTTTGCATCCTCGACGAAAAAATCTTTTAACGAGCCGGTTCGTTACGAATCTTGGGTTGCCTATTTAGTCGACCTGGGCGAACGGGTACGAGTTGATGCGCGCAGCGGCCCTGGTAGATGGTCTAAGAGATGAAGTCAAATTCTGCCGTGCGTTTGAGAACCTCATTAGATAGTTATAATCTCGCTGTGATTAATGGTGCCCAACTCATACTTGCTCTCGAGGATCTTGGTTACGACAACGTGACCGTAGACACTATTGATGGTGGCTTTGCCTTGCTCATTGACGGCATTCAAATTGCTGTTGGTGTAGGTGATGATGCGATCGAAGCTTCTGAGGAACTATTAGACCGGGCAGCAGACCTGTTTTACTACAGTACACCTGAGGCTTAATCATGGCAGATCATTCTTTAGATGACATTGTCCATTCTATTCAATCGGCGGTTATAGCCGCTACCGACATTGCTGAGAGGCATGAACTTGACTCGATTACTAAACAAGAGTTTTGGGAGTTGAAGGTTGATGAAAAAGGTGACCCCATTACAGACGACGACGGAAGACACATATATGCACCTCGTATGGTCGTCATGGAACTCCCAACGTGGGAAGATGGAGTACTGGTACACAAAAGAATTCCGGTCCCGCTCCAATCGCTCACGACGGGGCAGAGTTTGCGTGTCGATACGCTTGAAGTGGAGATGTCTGTGGAGATATCTGGCCTCACTGCAGATCAGAAAAAAGGCAAGCTGATGGTCAGACCATGCGCCAAAACTCCGTCTTGGTTTAAAAAAGAAAACAATGCTGCTAAACTGAAGCTGGTTTTCAAGGGCAGCGAGCCCCCTGAAGGTTATGCAAGAATCGACGATCAATTAATTAAACTACTTCCGTAGACTGTAATGTCCGACAAAGAAAAACAACCTCTCGATCCACTAATTGTGGCGTTAGACCCTAACCGACCATTAAATTTGGACGAAACGGATAAGCAGTATGAGTTGTTGATCGATAAAATGCGCAGAGAAGCCGAGATATACGGCTCACCCACAGCAAGAACACTTCAGCAAGCAGGCGATATTTTAGGTACCGTACCACCTATAGGCCTTCCTGGTATGGCGGCTCAAACTACCGGCGATGCTCTATACACTGGTGCATCGGGCTATCTAGCTTCTCAAAATGTTCCTGGTGCGACCGAAGAAACTGCTGGTGGTTTAGCAGCACTCCTTTCACCGCTACCACGCGCACTTATATCACCTGAAAAACGTAAACTAATTCGAGATGCGTTACAAGAATTAGGTCTATCTCAAGCCGCTCAAGAAACAGGTAAGTACTTGGGTAAAGCAGAACAAGAAAAAGCCCTTAAAAGTAAACCCTAATAGGAGGCCATTGTGCCAGATCAACTCGTAAAGATGTCAGACCAGTTTGGTGGTCTCCCCATGGACCAACTAATTGGTGGTCCTCTCAAAGCTGCGTGCTCAGCACAAACGCTACTTGCAAAAGCTTCCAGTGACTTCATTAAAGATGTCGGCCTGAATTCTGACGCAAGCGGCAACATGTCTGCACGCACAGTTGATTTTAGTTTCAACAAGCCTGTTCAGGGTGCCGATGGCACTACTTCGATGGAGAAGGTGGACCTCCAGGTTCCGCTGCTCGCTATCATTAATACCCCAAGCCTGTCAGTCAAAGAGGCAGAAGTACGCTTCACCATGGAAGTGAAGTCATCTACCTCGGCCAAGACTACATCGGACACCAAAGCCGAACTCACAGCACACGCCAAATACAATGCAGGGCTTTTTAGTTGTGATGTGACGGTTCACGGATCGGTCGCCAACCACAGCGAGAACAGCCGGAAAAGTGACAACAGCGCCAAGTATGATGTTAAGGTAGTAGCACGCGACGACGGCCCACCAGAGGGGCTTATGAAGGTGTTGGACATGTTGAACGACGCTATCGCCCCAACTCAAGGCGTTCCCGCCCCAGCCAAGAAGTAGGAGACTAAAATGGCAAACCCACTCGACTATCCAGATCCAGTAGGAGCAAGACCATTTGGTCTTGGTTCAGACCCCCGAGACATTCTTCATCGGATGAAGACTGAGGCTCGAGAAGAACTAAAGGAACCATCCATAGCTACAGGTTCGTATGAAGGCTTTGGCGGCTACAGATACGAAGTTATGCCTGGAGGCGAGATAAAAATTATCGAGGCTCCTGGTGGTCGAGGTGTTGGGGTAACCCTCAAATCGGGTCATCCTGCGCATGCCGCGATCTCAGAAGAATTAAAAGAAAAAGAACCTACTACGTTCGAGGCAAGAGATCCATATAGCATGGAAGCAATTGCGAGCGGACCTAAAGGATCGGGTGAACTGCCGACTTTTGATGACCCTGAACCCGCCCCACGACCTAAACCCGCTGACGAGGGTGCCGCAAAATTGTATACCCGACGAACTAAATCTGCTCAGTTTGATGATATGCCCGGTTTAGACTCGCCTGGGTCTGGTGTCGTCTCTGGAGAAGGTAGATCAGGCAAAGAAAGGGCTCGTGTAGAAACGGCGCAGGCAAAGAAATAATCCACTACGGCCCCCCACCCATGTCGTTGCGTTTCTTTCCTGGGGGATGGCATGGGCGACTCCCACCGGGTGGGGGGTCTGTTTACAGATAGACTCTTATCCGTTAGTGGATGCGTGATCCACCTTTATTGGTGTTGTTCACTTTTAGGTTTAGATGGTCTAAGCCTAAACTAAAACTCGTGGATTAAACTCAACCCATCTGAGAGTCACGACTCGGATGGGTTTATTTTTGTTCGTTAATCTCAAACAATTCATCAATCCGCTTCTTCATACGTTTGATCTGACGCTCAACATCTTCACCATCAAAGTCGGCAGAGATCATCGAAGTTTTCTTTTCGATAGAACCGATCTTTAACTTAAGTGCGTCCACTTCAGCCTGCATTTTTGCGGTAGCTACCTTACAAGGTGGCGGCTGCTGACCTTCCAGCCCCTGTGACTGAGCCTCCATTTTAAGCTTCTGCATTTCTTGTTCATGCTTTTGTTCTGCACGATCACGATAGAAACTCCACGCTTTCGATCCACCAGCTACAGCCATGCCAGCAAGAGCAATCGCAACCGCTGGCGCGTAGTCACCGCCCAACGCGGTAGCTGCATCTGCTGCGGCTGTAATGTCTTGAGATACACCAACCATATCAGAGAGTTCTGGAGGGTCAGGGCCGGGATCAAAATTCTCGATATCGGTAGGCTCCGGTTTTGGCGTCCCTTCTGTTGATGACATGGTTTTTTCCTTATTTGTTTCGATCTAAGATACGATCTAACTTAGCGACAATATCGTTGTGTACTTTGGTGCGTGTAATCAAAAAATCTTTGGACTGACTGTCATTTGTATCTCGGTACTCTTTGATGACTTTATCGTAACGCTCACGCATCTTTTCAGACCGAGATTCATACTCTTTACGGATCTCATCCAGTTGCTCTTGAAAGCCTTCTACAAGCTTAT